GTTTGAGAGAATACCAAGCACTTTGTCGCTGGTTACTTTGACCCCTTGTCTATATTTTTTGTCCATTTGCTGGCTCGTCAGCTTGATAGCCTTCGCGCCTTTCTTAATTGAAAAGCCTCCAGGCTCCTCAACATCAGGAATAAACGCACTCTTAGGATAAGAACCCATCCCGCGTACATAGGTATTAAGATGTCCTGAGCGCATTCTGTCTGGTTGTGGCGGATAAGGTTCGATCTCAGCAGAAATAGCCACGAGGCACTCGGACATAGCCCGACTGGCGAAGGGCTTGAACAGCGCTTTCGCGTTGCCCAAAGCCTTCGCCAAACCCTCGAAGTCTTCAAGAGTGACCTTAGACGTCGATTTGGTCATAATCGTTATGCAGAATAATCCACACCCTGCAACATTGCCTGCGGCCCTGGGTTGAAGCATTCCAACGTTTCGGAGGTCGTAACAGCGAAATTGTAGGTTGTTTGGTTGACGCCAGCAGCCTGTGAAGGCAGTGGGAAATAAGTGTAGGGCAGTAAAACGTCTCGGACGAAGCCGCGACTCTCGTTGCCCATGGGGTAAGGAATGGTTTCCGACAAGAACATGACAGAACCTTCTGGCATGTAGGGGTGAGGAATCACGTCGATCATCCGAGGTGTTCCGTCTGCGAACGGGGCGAACTTGTTCACATACCCTGTGACCATCATGCCGCCGTTGACCGTGTTGCGTTCCTGACCAACCTCGATACGATAGAAGTTGCCAGAACCGAGTCCCTGGAGCTTCCCTACGAGGGTAGCGTTCAGGTTAGGGCTCATAACCATTACTGATGGGGCAGTGTGCCACTTGGTCCACAGATTTGCGAGAATTCCGTCGAACTGCGTAATGCCGCCGTTTCCTGCGGTCAAACCAGCGCCGGCATTGTCGGTGATGGCTTGCTTGTCTGGGATGGTGTTCCCGTAAATAACTGAACCAGAGCACCACTGCAGCAAGCCCTCAATACCGTAGGTCTCGTTGGCAGTTGTATCTGCTGTGGGACTGACGTTTGCGCCAGCCGATAGAGCAGAGACAGTCGCCTTGTTGATGTTGACCATCTGATTCCATTTCGAAGTCGAACCGGAGAAGTGACCGGAAGAACCTGAAACATAAACATTGTAAGCCACAGCACCTGGAACAGCAGCCCAAGTGAGATTCAAGGAGCTGCCAGCACCCAAAACGAATTGAGCACCGAAGGTAGCAACGGTCTCGCCAACTGCAGCGCTACCGCCCTTGGATTGTGACAACCAACCTTCATAGGTTAGGGCAGAGATGCCTACGACGTAGGAACCAGCTGCAAATACTGTTGCGGCAGGAGCACCCGATGCGCCAACGGTGGCGGCAGCAGGGGCAGAGATTGCGGTGTGGTTCGAGCCAAGTAAAACGCGTTCCTGTCCTCGTAAGAGGGCGGACATAGCCTTGATGACCCCAATTTGCAGGGGATCGCTGTATCCAGCGCTTGCGCGTAAAGCTTTCAATGTCACAGAATCGTTGACCGCGAGGTCATTGAACGGGGCATCAAAAGTCAAGAAGCTGGTTGGGGGATTCACGCCGATGCTAGCTTCTGGTACACGGAAGAAGCTGGCTTCTGCAAGAGAACCAAATCCGAGTTGCGCACGCCATGTGGCCGTGGTGCTTCCCATTCCCTTGGGGGAATCTGTTGGGATGCGGTTGGTGAGTCCAGCGTACACGGGGAGCATCAGCTTCGCAAGGCGAATCAGATAAATACCCGGAACGGACGAGGCAGTAATGCTTTTATTCAAAGCGTCACTAGCGTTGTCTATCGCCATGGTGCTCAGCTTGGTGAGGTTATTGGAACGCCACCCGCCTTCTTCAAGCAACGCGTGCTGTGCCATGCTGAACATGGTATCGAAATCACGAGTGTCGTTGCCTGCGACTTTTTGCGCCTTAGCAACCTGTCCGGTTTCCATATTTTTGATAAACTCAGGCAAACGAGAGTTGAGGTCGTCTACCTTGTCGAACTGCAGGTTCACGCGCGGTGGGCGTGCGGTCGCAGGTTCAACCTTACTAACAATGTCTTTTTCCATAGTAGGCTCCTCTTGCTCTGGTTTGGTCTTTTCTTCTTCCTCTGGAAGAGTTTCTTCTTCTTCGGGTAATGCCTCATCTACCTTGCCGAACTCGTCGGGGGTCTTTTCGGGCGTCTCTGCATCTGGGGCGGGGGCAGGGGCTTCAACCTCTGGCACGTCCGGGGCGGCGTCGGCTTCTGCCTTGAGCTTCGGTTGCTCATCTTTCGCAGTGTCAACGCTTACATTCAAAATTGCCTCAAGCTGGTCAAGCATAGCACCGTCAATTTGACCGTTCTGTGCCTGAGTTTGCAGTTGGGCGACCATATCGCGGGCAGCTCCGATTGCACCCGCCTGGCCTTCTTGCTTTACTAACTTTTTAGCCATGATTCTCCTATTCACTTATTAACAACACGAATTTTCCGCGCGGGCGCAGAAGATTTCTCTAAATCATCCATAGCCTCGGCAACTGCCTCAGCTACGATAGATTTCACTAATACACCAACCTTAGGCAGCCAGGCGTCAAACGCTTTGGTCAGGTCTTCCGATTTTACTGCGTGCGTCGCAAGGACTTCCTGCGAGGGTTCAGAATTTGGCTCAATTTCGAGCAGCACACTTGGGGCTGGCATTTGCTCCACTGTAACCGAGCCGTATTCTCCCTTTAGGGGAATATCAGCGATAGGTTCAGGGGAGTCGGGAATATCTGCCTTCTGAAGCTCTTCCTCGAGGCCATCAAGGACTTCATAAATCCTTTCAAGTTTATTCATAACGTCTCCTTTTGTGATTTTATGCCAATTACGACCGCTTTGAAAGAGCCTTTCAGCAATTTTCATTCGTCTTTCGACGGCTCGGTCATGTTCTCTTGCGAGATTCTGACCATATTTGTCAGACGCTGTATCCGCACGGGCTTGGTCAGAAGAGGAAGCAGGCTGCTCCGCAGGTGCTTTGCCTTCGGCGGCACCACCCTGCAACTCTTTTAACTCTTTCGTGCGACGCTCTATCCCACCAACCATTTCGTCACGCGCGTACGAGAACTCGGGGTTGTCACGTTGACGGCCCATTTGTTCAATTTGGAAATTCAGTTCCTTTACTCGCTGTTCCTTTTCTTTAGCAGTAGGCTGCTCCGCAGGCGCTTTGCCTTGTCGTACAGGGTCAAAGAAACGACTTTCGGGTTTTGGTCTTTTAGGCAGGCCAGAATATTGGTCTTCACCTTCCTTTAATGTCTCGTCGTCTGAAGCCCAATCATCATCTTTGCTTTTCGCAGGCGTGCCGCCTTGCTCGTCTAACTCTTTTCCGCCAATGCGGTTCTCAGCACGCGGTGGAATAGGTTCTTCCTTGCCATTACTGTCAATATTCCCGGTCCAGCCGCCTTGACCGAACGTGCCGTCTTCGGCGGGGTCGTGAGCAGGCTGCTTAGCAGGTGCTTTGCTTTGCCCAGCCTGAAATTTATCTTGCTCGCCACGCATCTTGCCTCTAACGTCCGAAAGGGTCTTTATATCCTTTTGCCGTTGCATGGACTCTGTGCGCAACTCTTCATGACTTGTGTTATCAATGGTTTTACCACCCCCGGCAGCGCCGGAGCCCTTGCTGGTGAACTCACCATCTTTGGCGCGTGGATGTTTTTGCTCTTCCCACTTAGTGAGCTCTCCCGCTCGCACGACTTTCACAAGCCTGCTATCTCTGACAACCTCTATCATGTTCTCACCATTGGTAGGCTTGAAGTGCACAGTCTTACTGATGCCGTCAGCTTTCACCATTTCGAATGTGGCGGATGGTATGCAGGGTGAATCTACTATAGAGAGCTCAGTCGGCTTAGCCGTGTAACGCATTTTCCCAGGATTTCTGAAGTCTGACCATCGTTTGATGTACGACCCGCCGACCGAGAAGCCTGTGTAAACACCGCTCTCGACTTTCTTCCACTCGCCGTCGTCGATGATTTTAGCGCCAACATAGAAGCCCTTGCTTACGTCATCGGGTCGCAGCTCAAGTAATATTCCGGCTGCAATATTTTGATGCATTGAGCGCACGTTGCCAAAACTCTTGCCACCTGAGCGCTTCTGCGCCTTGTTAGACCAATCTAAGAAGTGTGGTTTGGAGGACTCATAATCTAGGATTTCATCAGAATTATCTGGCTCTTCAATTGCGGCAAAACCCCACACCTCACGCCGCGCGGCATTTACTTTTTGGATGGGGATGAACATGTTAATCGGTTCCGGCATATTATCTCCTTAATAAAAAGCGGCGTCCTCTCAAGAGAGAACGCCGTGTATCTTCGGGTCACGTATATTCTACATTTATTATATCATAAAATTGAATAAATGTTCTAGCAATTTATCGACATTAAGCTCAAAATTGCTTCCATTTCCACTCGTCACCCTCATCTGTCTCTATCGACATGATGTACAGTGCTAGCACTGAGGCGATTGTCAAAATAATACCGATCAGCATTCCTACGAGTAGCATTTTTACCTACCTTCTTATGTCTGTTAAAGTGCAATCAGAGGTGCAATTATGCCAAAATTGCAGTTAAGCGAATAGCCGGTGAACTAGGGCCCGCCGGTAGGCTTTTCGGGGGTTCCCAAGGTGCGCATCGCTGAGAGGCGTAGGAACTACACCATGTGGAGCTGCCGGAAGTTGCATCCGGGTTACTATCGCATCGTTTAGGTGAAACGATAGGCGAACCTCGTCAGCCCCTAGTAAACTAATTATACCTTCTTTTTTAGTGTTTATGTCGCATTTGGAAGTCATAAGTTATCACATTTTACAACCCGCTGCAGCGCAATTTATTAATCACCGCGGTTACACTCCTCGACTTCAATTATAACCACAAAAAGGAATACTAAATATCCGATGACACGCACAATAATGCCCATTGTACTAACAGGTATAAACCATCCAAAAATGTTCATTTGTTAATCTTCTCACATGCGACAGTCAAACGCAATTCTGTCGTTTCGTCTTCTACATGGTAGTCGCCATCCTCAAACTCGGCGTAATTGAAAAGCAACTGCCCAAGACGCTGGTCAGGGTTTGCATGCCAAAGTTTTGAAATTAGTTTTAAGATTCGACGAATTCTAGCAGGGTCACGCATAGCAGTCTCCTTTGCCATTGTGGCAATTGTCATGTTTTCAATGTGGCAATTGTCATATATTAATACTATCACGTTTCTTACACAATAACAACCCGCGGTGGAGTCGAACCACCACTGCCTGCTTCAAAGGCGGGCGTGCTGCCATTACACCAGCGGGTTATTCGGCAACTCCGGATAGTACGAGACCGGAATATCTCTACCCTCTGCAAAGGCAATCTCTTTCTTTGTACCCTCAGACTGCTCCCAATTCGGCAATACAACTATGACATCACAGCGAGCAATGATTTCGAGATCTCCAGCCAACCATCTTGACGAGTCAAGTTCCTTGTCCGCCAATGCAATCGGCAGATCGCTGTTGGCGTGAGGGCTGATGACTGTGTAACCCGCCTTCCAGAGCTCAAGTGCAATGCTTTTAGCTTTAGCCACGTTGCCTTCGAGTGTCTGGTCGCCCTTCGGGCGAATTGGTCCCGCGAGATAGATAATCACTTTTATCCTTTCACATTCTTGTGTCTCACTTGTGACCCACTAATTGCTTTGTGGAACACTTTATAGTTTATGTGAGACACAAAATTCCGCATTTATAAGCTATAACTTGAGAACACATTCTGTGACCTCAAGTGCACTTGTCACAGGACTGAAGGCGCGTGGATGACGGGTTGCACGCTGATCTCGCAGTTTATTTTCTTCGCGTCTCCACGGTTTAAGCCGTGGTCGCGGATTGCAAATTTGATAAACGCGCCGCCGACGGGCTTGGGGACCATTCCGCGTTCTACGGCCCAACCCTCAGACCCATTGCCGTAATCTTGTTTATACCCGGGAGTCCGAACATGATGTGTTGTGAAGAACACCACGCGCCCTGCGTCAGAGACAGTCTCTGAGATAATCGGCACGTAGTACGAGTGGTGATTGTGGCCGTTTAGGATAATATCAGCATTTTGCACGTAGGCCTGCTGCCGGTTAGTTTGTATAACACCCCGTGTAACAGGCGATTCACCACCAGAGCCATGATGATACTTCATTTTCACCGAGCACCTGCCGCCTGTCTTGCCGGCGTAAAATAGGAATCTAACCCAGCCACCATAACCACCCTGTATTACATGGGCACCGTACTTGTCATTGAGGGTGCAAACCAGTCGGTCTGTCAAGCTAATCGAGGCATTCTTGAGCACTGCCGTCTCGTGATTGCCCGGTGAAATCAGCATGATATTATCCGCGAACGGTGCTAGCAGTCTTGCTACATCTTTTACGACAAAGTCGTAGTAGTCTTGGCGCCGATACTCTGGCCGCAATTCGTCTAACGACCGACGCGGATCAAACCTGCCCTGCATCGCGTCAAACACGTCACCGAATAATAGAATTTTTGCACCACGTGCCTTAGCCTCATTGAAATCTTCAAGCATGCGGTCGCGATTGCACCCGACGCTATCGATGTGCAGGTCTGAGGTCATAAATAATAGATGTTCAGTATTACCTCCCGAATAATCAACTCTTGCCGTAGTTACAACGCCTAATTGTGAAGTTTCGTACATTTTAGTCTGCCTTTCTACGTGCATCAGACCACGGCTTGCCTTTATGCGCCGCGCTCATTTTCGCATGTGCTTCATCTGATAGCACGTGTTTTCCTGTATTTGATTCACTTATCTTGCGTTTATGCTCTTCTGACAAGTGTTTGCCTTTGTTGAATTTACTCAACTTAAGTTTAGTTTTGCTAGTGTGGTGCTTGCCTGTATTGACCTCGCTTAGTTTGCGCTTACACTCATCTGAAAGTTTAATCCCACGACAACTTCCTGCTATTTGACAAATATTGTAATAGGGTTTTTCATTGTCAATATAGAATTGTTCCCTTTCAATCACATATTCTATTTCACACAGCAGGACGACGGTAAATTCAAAGTTGTCTACGCCATATTTATTCCATGCTCGTTGTAAGTGGCGGTTGCCATGTGTGTTGTTAACTAACTGCCAACGGTGATGATAAATTCTGTTTCTTATATTACATGAACTCCCGATGTAGTAGCCGCCGGTGATGATGTTAGTAATCTTATAAACCCCGCAATTATTTGTAATCAATTGTCTACCCGGTCTTTCGATAAATGTCTACGCGCCATATACCCCAGAGTGGAGACCCGTAGGCGGATTTGAAACTCTTAATTTTCCCATCCCAAGAATCCATAATCAGCACATCATTATCGTTCGTGACACCTAAGCCCACAACAAAGTGGCTTTGCAGGTCTGTCTGCGCCAGATTAAAATCCACGCATAAGATAGGGGGTATACCCTGTGATGTAAGCTCCCTGACAAGGTCAATTCGCGTCCGTGAGGTCGTACCTGCAGGCTCACGCGCCCATGCAATTGGTAAATACAGCGAGGGTGTCCACCACCGCCAGAGATTCGTATTGTCGTAGCCATCCCAGCCAATCATTGATTTATTGAGACGCCCAGGGTCCGTATCAATACCGTAATACTTGTAGATAGTCGCGTTAGCGGTCACAACACAGCCCCAGCCGCCCATAGTGGAATCAGAGGTCCCAAGCTTGTCGCTTGCCCATCTTGGGTCGCGCTGCGAGAAGCACGGGAACGTGCTAACATCAATTGCCCCGCCGGAAGCAGGTGGCAATACAACAGGAGGCAGGATGGGAACAACCACTTTCTTGACAAGGCAGTCAGGGGCGATATAGCACCATTCCTGCTTCGCAGAGTTAATCCTAGCCCAAGTGCCTTGTACTTCGTACACGTTGGCATCCGTGAGATATGACAGGGTTCTAAGGTACTTACCATTAGTAGCAGGGGTTGCGCGAACGTTCAAGCCGAGTGAGCCATTCACCCTGCCTACCCATAACACGTTGGATGTTTCAGGCGTTGGTGGGGGTTCCCCGATCGTAAATGGCTTTAGCTTTGCTAGCTCTTCAGAATGAAAGTAATTCAAATCCACGCCGCCAGTAATACCTGGCACGTCCTGGTTGAACAAGAACTGCCAGAGTCCCCAGGTGGTCCAGCCTGCTGGCATTGCAGGGCTTGCAGAGCCCGGGTTTGAAACCCAATTTACATAACCTGCATATTGCGCGGTGTTCTGCATTATTTCTAGCCAACGTGCAAGACTCGAGTAAATAGCCGGCTTTTCCACTCGTTTTTCGAACTCGGCGATGAAACCGTCTACAGTCGTTTTGCTTAGTGTGTTTCCGTATCCCGGAGCAGGGTGTTCCACATCAGGAGCCAGAAGCTGAATTGTCTTGCCTGTCATCCACTTGATGCACAAATCTACCATATACTTCGAGGTGTACTGGTCTAATGGAAAATAAAACACCCCCACAGGCACGCCCGCGTCGGTTAGCTTCTTGTAATTCTCTTCGAACTTCTCATCCTTCTCGGAGCCGTATCCTACTCGTAGGATAACCATTGGATAGGTGGCCTTCACTATATTGATGTCAGTAATCGTATTAGCTTTCCATAAGTTCGGGATTGTTAGCTGCATATTTACCTCTCGTATTGCATACTGCTACCACTATAGCAGTTTTCAAGTAACTCAATGCTACCCATCACTGAAAGTGATAAGGGTGAGGTCGTTACCATAAAAAGCCTTGTCTCTCCAATTTTCCTTAACTGTCTAAGCCGCAGCACAAGTTTGATTTCTGCGGAGGTTAGCTCCATTGGTACAAATCCTGGTCGTGACATTAGACAACCTCCTCTAGTTCTACGTTTATGCCCTTTGGGTCAAACGCAACAAGCCAATCTTCGCCTTTTTCAACATCAGCCACGTGTACACCATCATACCCAAGCTCTTGCAGGTACTCTTCTTCGTGTCCGTTCCCGCCCAAATACTTCTCGCCAGTCAATTCTTCATACTTAGAAGGGAAGTCCTCGTAAGTCGTTTCCAGCACGTTCTTGAGATTTGATGTTGCAGAAACACGCGCCTTTCCGGGTCTGTCATCACTCTTTGAGGTAAAATAAGCACCTTGCCCAAACATGCCGTTCGAGAAATTTTTGAAACCTTCCTTGTGGATAGACGTTGCGTTCTCTGCGCTCGTGTAATGATTCCACTTGCCCCCCGCACTCCCTGTGCCCCTGGACGCGAACTCCCCACCCTGCGGCCCCTTGCCCCTGCGGGGGTGCTTGCTCTCGTCGAATTTCGTGAAGTCAGCTTTATGAAGCCACTCGAAGTCCAACGACTCCCACACAAGCCTGCTCATCGGTTTAATCTTACTTGTTTGCATAAATCCTCCAATAAGAATTCTCGTCTAATGGTGAATTGCTCGAGGGAGGAGTTATTTTAGTTATAATCAAGCTGCTTCCTCTCGGGAATACAATTTCATCCTGCCCTGCGTCTCCACATTCCTGACCCTTCTTAACAGAAATATAAAATAAAGCGGCGCTACCAGAAGATTTTTCTTGTCTAATTCCAGCATAATGTTTGGCTAAATCAATATCGTTCGAAACTGACATATACGCGTCATCTACGAATGAGCCCCCAACCTTTAATTCTTCTAGCTGTTTATCACTAAAAAGAGCGCTTCGATAAACCGTAGTGTCTTTGGCAATTGTAGAAGATTGTGTCCATTTGTCAATTTGGTTAGTCCAGCTTTCAGGTACGGATTCACCTTTCCTTAGAGCGCTATTGCGCCGCAGGGTTCTCGGGTCGTTTACAACATACGCATCTCTAGCGTTTATAGACCATTCGGGTTCGTCATCAAAATTCCAAGGACGCTGAACTACTCCACCAGGGCTAGTTTTGTTCGCAATCGCCTCTCTCCACATTCTATTTGAATTTTCATAGTCCTCTGCCCACTGGTTCAGTCTTTTTATTTCTTCTTCATCAGTCGTCTCAAGCTTTTCTCTGTCAGTACTCAAAAATTTCTCGGCTGTTTCTGATAACACAACGCTCCCGTTGCCGCTCCCCGCGCCCTTATCCGTGAACTCCCCGTCGCTGGCGCGAGGGTGCTCCGACTCGTCGAACTTCATTAAGCCTTCAATGACCTGCGTAGCAGGTTTATCCGCGCGCACGCGCTTCACACGCATGATGACTGCCCCACACCTGCAGCCAATATGGCTTCCGCCAGGTGGCATCGGTAAGCCAATATTAAAGACCTTGCCATGCAGCTCACGACAGCCCTTGTAAATCTGCCCATCGGGTCCGATCAACGGCTTCACGCACACAATGCTGTCCCTCCGTGAGGACCACCACCATTCGGTTGCACCGGTCTTCTCGGCGGTCATGCGTTTCACGGCGCTATCGAGGTACGTGATTTCAGTTTGAGCAATGAGCCTCGCTCGCGTCTCACCGAAGGTCGGCTTTAACTGATCTACCAAGGACTGCATCGTAGCACCCGGGGAGTTGTACCAACCCACCACACGTCGTCCTACCATGCGTTTTATCGTGTCAGTCTCACCCACGATACGCTTACCGAGTTCGGGTTCTATTTGCTTCGCAAATGCTTCTGAACTATACTCCACCGGTTCCGGCCCGCCGGCGTGCTTGCGCTGCAGGTCGAACAACTTGATGACCCCGTCTTTGAGCGCCTTTAGGATAGCCCTCGTCATACGTTCGACGAACGTATCCCACAGGTTCCCTGACACAATGTAAGACTTCTGCAGGCGTGAGCTCGAGGGGACGAGGAAGGATTTTGAGAGTTTTATCCTATACAGGTCAACGTCAGCATTCCTGCCCGGATTAACTGATTCTTTGTGCTCTATAACCCCATCGTGCAAAAGCTCGTTCAATTTTTCATCGAACGTACTCGCGTCCATATCAAGGTCTCGGAATATATTGATGTAACCTTTCCAGCGACCACTCATACCAGACAGGATTGCTTGACGGTGCTTATCTTCACCCCCACCTCCGGTGGTCCACCTCCCGTCCGCGTCGCGAGCTTCGCTCGGATCGAACTTCCACAACGCTGGCCGCCCTGTGACCACTTTCGCGCGACGCGCGTCCAAGCGCCTGACCTTGTATCGCAGTTGCCTGAACAGCCAGTTAAGCTCTGCCTGAGCAGCCTGCTGCAGGTCTTCAGCTATCTGCTCGTTGAGCATGGTGTTGCGGCGGCGGTAGTCGGTTTGGCGCATTAGGACTCTGCTTTCGCGGTTGGTCGGAGTTTCTGAATTTCTTTATAAAGCCGCTTAGGAGTCATGCCAGCATCCTTAAGCGCTTTCAGCCTCGATTCCTCTACGGAAGCAATGCCAGCGGCGGAGAACTTATATTTATTTTTCAACCGCAGTTGATTCAAGCCGCCGGAGCGCTCCCACTGAAAGTATTTGCCATCTAAATTCTTTGAGTAAATACCACTAAGAGTTTGTTCGTCTAAAACCCCATTGGAATATTCTCGCAACTCACTCGGCAGAATAATTTGGCTTCCATCGCCGTTCTTCTTATAATGCTGCTGGAAGAAGTACATCATTTCAGGCGGCATCTTGCCGGAGTCTGTGTGGAACATCCAGCCGGAATCGTCTGATGTCGGCTTCTTCGCTTTTGGCAGCGTGTCTTGCTCCGCCGAAGCCGAGAAGTGTGACGTAAACTCTTCTTCCGTTTCGTCACCCATTGCGCATGACTGCATATCAGTCAATAACTCATTATTCTTGATTTTACCTGCGAGCTCACCTGTGACCACTTTAGTCGCCCAGTCATACTTCTGGTCGTAGTCAAGTTCCTGCGCAGCAGGCGCTGCCTGCTCCTTCGGCTCTTCTTCAGTAACCCTGCCAACAACACTATAACCATTCCGGTTCAAATCCTGACGGAATTCCTGCTTAGATTTATATTTGGAATTTATAACAGAAGTTTCCCCATCCTTATTATTTCTTACTGCGGCACTAAAGGTCTTTTCCCCTGCGCCAGCACCTTTGTCGGTGAATTCACCGTTCTCGTCGCGAGGGTGCTCGGCTTCGTCGAACTTCGTGAGGCCATCAGCTTCCTCTTCTGCTAATTTCTTAGCACCGTCAAGAATTGCTTGCCATTCTGCATCCAAAGTGCTGTCATCAACTAAACTCACGTTTTTATCCATCTTATCTCCACTTCGTGTAGGTCACATTCAAGCCAAGAAGTTTATACGCTTCAACGTATAGTTTTTGAATCTCAGGATTTTTAGCGCCCCAACTTTCTAAATAATGGAAATTGTCGTTTCCCCTGAGTTTTCCAACCTCTTGCTGCATATACTCATTGGCTTTCCACACCTGATGATTTGTCATCTCCCATCCTGGTTCGAGTGTAGCAGAAACTATATAATCTCCCGCGACTATATTCATCTGCTTTTCACCCACAAGATGCGCACTCCAGATGTCTGTTTCTGAAAACCTAGCATACGCGCTGCCGCCAGGATGATTGTGCATTGTCACTTTTCCTTTATAGAATTCATTGCCCTCATCCATCTTAAAACCATATTTATGCCCCTCTTTTGAACTCAAAACTTTCCCTGTTTCAGGATCTACAACATAACAATGTTCGTTTTTAGCATCAGCAATATCTTTAGCTATTGATAACACCGTGTCTTTAATTGTCGAATTATCTTCACCGGCAGGTGCTTCACCTTTTGGGTTTGCGCCACTATTGCTACCTCCGCCTGCGTCCGTGAATTCACCATCCTTATCACGAGGATGCTCGCTCTCGTCAAACTTTATGAATTCGCCATTCTCATTACGCGGATGCTTACTCTCATCATACTTCACGAGTATCTGGCGCGACGCGCTGTCCGCCTTCGGCAGCATACCTGCATCTAAAATCTCCTGCGCTCTTGCGCGCGCGTTGCTAACAGCCTGCTCGTCGTCAAGGCAGGTTTGCAGGTCTTCCCACAGGTCGTGATTGCCTAATGCTAGGAAGATGCTGTCAAGGGTCTTATCTGCGAGGGGCTCTCCACGATACGCCTCAACAAAGGAACTTTTGATCCGCTTCTTCGCATCAGGCGAGAACGATAGCTCACTGTCTATCAAGACAGGGCGCTTCTCGTTGTAGGGGTGTGTGAGATAATTCTTTTGTTTTCTGTCAAGCTGCCCTGAGATGTAGTCAAGCACAGCAGCACGCTCAACCCACTCCGGCTCATAAGCTGTAACAACCTTGCGAGGTTTACGGTGCGTTATATAGTGCTGCACGCTGCCCTCGTCGTCGCCCTGCTGGGTCATGTACGAAAGTGGCACGAGATAGTGCTTCTCATCAGGTGAGAGCTCTCGGTCAAGCAGGTAGACTGCCTCGGCACGCCGGAACAACTCACCACCTACAAACTCCACGAGTTCAGGCTTCTCACCGCTTGCGGGCTTCCAGACCGCGGGACGCGAGTCCATCGCGCCACTCCCAATGCTGACAATCATGGATTCGTTCGCACCTTGATGCGGCATCTTGACGTCCTGTATGTTCACGATTTCCGTGCCAAACAGCATGTCGTCTTCAGGGTCTACGCCTATCGCTTTAGCAAGCGTTACACTATCGAATTTGTTAAATAGCTCTTTCAGTTTCGTATAATACTGCGGGTCTTCGCTCATGTGGTCCAACGCGATTTGCGCTATCATGTTGACGTCGTTTCCAACGGTATCAGCATGTTCTTGCTCATCTCCAAGGCCTATTGCAAATTCACCTAAATCAAAGGAGTCCCAATCCACTCCTAGTCTGTCACCAACTTCTTTGGCTTGTTCTTCTGTAAGAGCAGGGGAACCTTCTAGCTTGCTGACTGGCACAGGATTCTTCAAAACGTTGAGCGGGTTGTCGAGGACCTTGAGAGGTCGCCTGACCTGCACGTTCTTCGAGTTGCCCACGTTAATCATCCCGGGTTTACCCGGTGCACCGAACGGGTCTTCACCCTCACCCCCGGCTCCACCGGGTTGTACAATGAATTCACCTACCTCACCCTTAAGCGCTGTCATGCCAATGCCCTGCCGATACTCGTCGCGCTTGATGCCGCCGATCTGGAAGCGTGTCGCGAACTTCTCTTCTTCCTTGGAAGGATCCAAACTTTCCGCAGGAAACTCCAGTTTGAACTTCATGCCGTTATCCATGTTCATGGCAATGATGTCATTGAAGTGACTCTCCACATATGATATAAGCGGAGCTAGCCCCATTCTATAGAATGCAGATTGCATCGCTTCAGCGTAGCCCTTGCCACCAAGACCTGCATTGGGGCCCTCGCCAACCTCAGATTGCAGGATGCCGAATGACATGCGAACTGCGTTCGTGGCAGCGTCGTAGCTTTCTTTATTAAACGTGAGTTCCTTAGTATTAAGGGTGGTCATGCCAGCAGGCAGGAATCGTGCACGCACGCGCTCCTCTGTATTACCTGCCATGCGAGCATTGAACGCGAGTTCGAACTCGAGGATCTGGTCTACATTGTCTTTCCAGTTCTCTGGAACCGTAAATACCATTTCAGGAATATTACCGACTTGATACTTCTGATACTCATAGTCCCACAGCGACTGCAGCAGTTTTACTGCAGGTAGGCTATCTTCGATAGGCGACCTCCCGTAGGGAGCATCAGCGCGTAAATGCCGAGGCTTGTACCAGAGTTGGCGGGTGTTCATGAATAACCGTGGAACGCCCCAGATAATCTGCTGGAAGGCAGGCGCCGGTGGTCTTGGCTGCTCGCCTCTCTCGTCGATTACAACGAAGATAGTCGAACCATCGATTACACGGGAGCCAACAATCTTCTTCTGACTATTGCGCACCATGTACGCGCAACCTGCGTCATAAATGAGAGTGTTGTATAAGAACTTGCTAAGCCAGACCGGGAAGGGGTTGAACCCATCCGGCCTCTCGATCATCCACTCGTATTTCGAGTCTTTGATCTCCGTCTTCGTGTCGTCGACGATAGTGGGCACAAAGGCTTTCATTTCTTCAGTCAGCAGGCGTAAGCACATTGAGACCTCTGGCACAGACTCTGCGTATGCACGTAAATCACTAAACGCGGCCAAACCGTACGCAAGACGTGGAGACATCGTGCTGTTCACTGACGAGATGTACTGGAAGGAGCGAGGTTCGTTCTCGGCGTCCTTTCCGCGAGCAGTTTGTGAAGAATCAGACGAGAAAGGCTGCCCAGGCCCGAGCAAAGCTCGAGACCAGTTCCCAGGCACGTTGTAGCGTGTTGGCGGTTTCGACGTATCGACCACATCTATAAGCCCTGTTCCAGGCAATGTGGTTATACTTCGTGAGTTAGGCACGGTCGTGCGCATTCCTTGCGCAAATCCTCTTAACGCATCAATTATTCCCATATCTCACACCTCTTGTAACTTTTATAGCCGGCGTGAAACGCTTTAGCGCCTCTGTCCAGCTTTGCAGCGAAAGGAAGTTGTTATCAAAGAACGCCATAACCACGGCGTCGCCATAATCCGTTGAGCGCCCGATCCGTACTTTTATGTCATCCTTGCCTTCGACCTGTATCTTACCCCCAGAAGTGACCTTCCAATGTGGTGAAACCAGATCACCTGTGAGCAGGTCATCAGGCGGGAGCGCGATGTTGTGTCCGTTAGCAGGGTCTAAGAGCTCTCTCATGTGCCACCATGACCCGGAGCGGCAGTTGATAAATCCCAGCTCGTTAGCTGAGTCCATGTAATCTGTGTGCTCTGACGCGTTGAAGGGTATAACCTGATACTTCATTTCGCGTAAGCGGTCTACGACCCCTGCTCCGATACCGATTACATCGACAAGGGCTTTGCCTTTATTTGCATCAAGGATGCCCTTGATCCTGCCCGTAGTCTGCATCGTGTCTTCTCGGGTTGTGACCCGTAGGCCGGGAATCACATTCGCGTAGCGTGGAGCCAAAACAGTCTTATCCTCACCAGAGCGAGCAATATCTGCACCCACGCATAGGAATGCAAGTTCAGGGTGAGTCTCTTTGAGTTTACTCTCATAATTTATATTTGGGCTGTACTCTGATACATCCATAATTTCGAACCAACGCTCGTTGGCTGCCTCCACCCACGTGAGTGGAATCACACCGTCTGCTTCTGACGAGGCAAACTCGCCCACAACGCGGTTCTGATAAACTGCAGATTGCTCACCCCACTGCTTCTTTCTTGCATCCGCCCACTCTGGCGACATTCTGTTCGCATCGATTACTTCTTGTTTGGTTACGTGGCGAACATGCCAATCCTCGTACCCAGGTCTCCGAGCCTGTATATCATAGAAGCGACCAACCGGCTCACCAGGTGTACTGGCAGATAGCCAATAGGTATCTCCAATCGAGAACGCGCCTTCGGCAGAGTCCCATGTGGCCACGGGTATCTCTTTCGACTCGTCGAAGATATAAAGAATGCGCGAAGCGTGAGCACCTTCTATCATGGTAGAGTTATCGCTTGCCAAAGCAAAGGCTTCGCCTGTCTTTAAGTGAAGGGATTCCTTAGTGAGTTCATAGCGCTCGTTGTAAGGCAGGCGCCCAATGACACTCCAATTCAAGCGTCTTGCCCACTTGTGTACCTCTGGCAGCGCGAACTTCGTGAGCTGCCGCCAAGCGCTTGCTGTGATAGGTATCTTCCAATCGGTTACACCGTCATTAGTGAGTGCGAACCAATGCACCATCCAAGCTATTAAAGCAGTCTTGCCGAGACCATGAGGACCACGAACGCTCTCGCGCCTGTGTTCCACAAGGCCTTGCATAATATCATTTTGATAGGGGGTGGCACCTTCTCCGGGCTTCCAACTGAAGCAATCTCTTACGAACCCCACGGGGTCGTTTGCGTATTTGCTCACACTAGAAGCAGGAACTGCGGTGCCCTCACTGACTTGTCGATTTCTGACAATCAGCAGGCATTGTGCTCGTTCCTGCAATGTGAGAGCTGCCGGCAT